ATTCCCAAATAACCTACCACCATATCTAATAGTTCTTATCTGTTTAAAGATATAGAAGACATAAAGCCATCTTATTTTCCTTTGAATAAGAAGAGAATACCCACTACTACCTGTCCCCAAAATCTCTGCATACTTTTCAATATATGATTTGGGATATCATCAGCCAATCCAATACCAAATAAATCTCTCCAGTGAGCATTTATCTGTCCTGTGTTAGTTTCAAAATGTATTCCATATTTGCTAAAGGTTATCCTTCTCATTTTAGCTCCTCTTTTTCACAAAAGACTCAAAAACAAATTCCCGATAGTATCAGGATTATCGCTCTTTTTTCGCCTGCTTAAATGTATTTTATCCCTGATAATAATTGCAGTATCAATCAGTTTGTTCCAGTTTTTTCGTAAACTCTTTTGAGTGCTAAACTTATATCCTTCGTTAGTCAACTGAATAAGAGCCAACCTAAATACACTTGGCGGATTTTCCCGCTCAAACATATTATAGATAAACTCGTCAACCTCTCTATTTGTAACAGGATATGTCTTTTTCATTGTTTTATGCCCTCATAATAGAGGGATTTTAGGGGTTTGTCAAGGGGGTTTATACCAACTTTTTTAAATTTTTTATTGCTTGCTTTAAATAATAATCAATTGCTTGCTTCGTAACAGCTAACTTTTTGGCTATATCTGTTATTCTCATATTTCGCAAAAAGTATAACTCAATGCACTGCCTTTGCCTTTTGGATATTTTTGTTAGGGCCTTCCTAATTCTCTTGGTAAAATGCTTATACTTTCTTTCTAAAGCATCTTCCTCCTCTGCCTCAATGAGAATATCAACAGGAGTTTTTGGTTTTCGTTCTTCCTGTAAAAGCTCCAGAGTACTCGCTGTTTTTCCAGACCAAATTTGTTTCTTATACTGCCTAGTCATTTTATTTCTCTCTAAGATAGGTTATAAGTTTAACACATCCAGTAGGAATAACAAATGGTTCATCTTCTGGATGACCAAACATTCTTTTCAATATAATCTTCTTCTTGTCTTTATGCCATAGAAAACCGATCACACCTATTTCAGCAGGATTCAAATCTTTAACATCCCATATATCTCGTGGGAAAGACATTAAATCCACACAAGTAACAATGACGGGTTTTAGTTTTTTAGTTTTCATTTTTATCTCTCCTAAAAATTTTTTTACACTCTCGGCATAGCATAACTCGTTGTTCCTGCTTGTTCGAAAATCTTATTACTATATCTTCGGTTTTATCGCTTTTGCAGTAAGGACAATTTTTATTTTTCATTATGTCTCCTTTATATGTCTATGCCTAATATTTCTAATTTCTTTTTACTAAAAACTTTTATTCTTACTTTTGGATATAATCTTTTAAATAAGTTAAATTTCTTTTCCCAGCTTTTCCATTTATAGCCCTTAATTTCTATATATAAATCCCATATAGGAATATAAAAATCTGGAGTATAGGTTGTATTCTTTAAGTTAAATCTTTTTGGTTCATAAAACCATTTATATCCACTCAAATCTAAAAAACGAGCAAATTTAATTTCCCAAGTAGAACGCATCCATATATTTTTATAATAGGCTCCATTACCTTTACAGATATAACCTCTCTTAAATATAGGATTGTTTTTTCTCATCCTCTCACTTGCATCAGGTCTTTTTCTGCCTTTCATTCTTTTACTAATATCTGGTCGTATTTTTCCTTTTAATGCCTCAGCAGTAGTTCGCCTTCGGATACTATATTTAAGTAGATTATTATGAATTGTGCTCGCACTACAATCAAATTCTTTAGCTATTTGTGCTTCCGATTTTTTATCTTCCACATACTTTTGAAGTAAAAAATTTTTTGAAATATTAAATTTAAAGTTTGGATTATTTGAACCATTAAAATCTGCATGATTTTCTCGCATTTTCCTGCGAGTTTCTTCTGTATGATGTTTTCTTAAAAAAGGACAATTTTTCATACTAGCTCCTTTTTATTATCTGTTAGTATTTGTATTTCTATTATCATTAGTATTATCATTTGTATTAGTGTTTATTGTTGAAGTTGTAGCACTACCACCCTGCCCACCTGTTCCTCCATTAGCTCTATTAGTAATTGCCCCTGTCTTTGCACTAACATTTCCTACTTTAGATGTTCCACCAGTTGCAGTAGCATTACCACCTTTAGAAGTAGAATAAGATTTAACATCCCCAATAAATACACTTTGTTTAACCCTTGTTTCTTTAAGGACATCTGCTATTTCTCGTAAAGGCATACTTTGGGCAATTAAATAATCTTTCATTGCTTGTGCTTTAATTGTTTCTATTTTTAATTCTTGATTTCTTTTTAATTTTGCATTAACTTGTATTGCTCTTTTACTCATTCTTTCCTTATAATACTCTAAATCTGCTGTTAATTCCTTTTCTGTTAAATTGCCTACCAAATAAATACAACCATTTTTCTCATAATATTCACCTCTTAAACTCATTACTTCTGCATAAACTACTGAATTTATAGACAACAAAATATTTATAATTATTAGCACCCTAATTAATTTTGTAATCATTTTGCTCCCCCTAGTATTAAAATACAGCTGGGGGGGGGGGTAGAAATAATATCATTTTATCCTCTCCTTTCACTCGGTTTATATTCTTCTTTTTCTTGGCAAACACAATATAATACACCAAGTAATAAGACTGCCAAAATTAATTCACAAATTATCATTCTATACCTCCTCAATAATAGTTATATCTGGAAATGTGGGTACAGGTTTTTTATTCAATCTTTGAGCCAATGTCCTCAATCGCTTTCTTTTTGACACAGACTTCTTTCGCTTGCTTCTATTCCTATGACCAGCTACGGATTTATGCCTTCCTTTACGAATAGTTTTTAATCTCTTTCGATTAGCCATCACAGCACCCCCAGTTTTTCCAGTTTATTTTTATTTATTATAACTATATTAGTTTTTAGATACTGCTTTTTGAATAATCTAAATTTTTCTTTAGCATCTTTTCTCCACCAACCTTTTATCTCAATATAACAATCCCATTCTGGGATATAGAAATCTGGTATATAAGTAGAATGTTTTAAATCAAAGGCTTTAGATTCGTATAACCATTTGATCCCACTCAAATCTAAAAAATAAGCAAATTTAATTTCATAAGAAGAACGCATAGCTATTCCATTATATCTAATTTTCCTACCACAAGCCATTGAATTTCTGTAGTCCTTATTCTTCCAGTTCAATCTACTAGCACAAGAACGACATTTTTTCTGTCCATATATACCATTGCTTACAGAAATTCTTTTATCACAGTTTATACAATAATATTTTCTGCTAGCTCTCCCATCTAGATAACTGGGATGATTTTTAATATTTTTAGCTAATTTATTTATCAATATTTCACTAAATGTTCTAATATGAATATTGTGTCTAATCAATCTATTTCTTATAGGTGCCTCACTACAATCTAATTCCTTAGCAATTTGTGACATAGTTTTTTTATTTTCATTATATTTTCTCAGAAGAAATTGTTTTGTAATCTTACAATCGTTCTCCAGTCTATTAGCCATATCTATAGTTCTAACTGGAATGTTATATTTCTTTAACCTATTTCTTATGGCTTTCCTACTACAACCCAATTTCTTTGCTATCTTTTCAATAGGTTCTACTTTATATTCCTTTAATAATAATTTTTTTGTTATAAAATCGTATTTTTTCATTTTCCTTCTATATTAGCCATTTTATTTTTCCTCCAATTTATATTTATAAATCCTTTTAATCATCCTCATATCAATATATTTTTTATGGCCTCTTGCCTTTCCCCTTAGTCTTATTACAGTAGTGGGATAAGTAATCTTATAATTATCAGGCACAGACATAACTTTTCTATATCCAGTTTTGTATTCTAAAATTAATATTGTAACCAATAAGAGTATAAGCCAGTTTTTATTCATCCTAATCCTTCCAAGATTTGATATGCCCGCACTCATTACAATAAATATAAATCTCCTCATTAACCCTGCCACATTGGATACATTTCCAGAATTTAGTATCCCTATTTTTGTAAGAGATAATTTGTTTAAATTTTCTAATAGTTCTATTGATATAGTCCTCAATAGTTATATTGTTTTTGGTGTATATCATTTTATTCTCCTCCTGTGATCTTATTTAATTTTCTAATCCATCTAATCGCAAATAAATCGCATTTCCTTTCATCCAATGTATCTAATACATTATGAGCAATTTCGTGCAGAAATAAAAACTTAATCTTATTTTTAGTTAAATACAAAGTGTTTTCTAAAGATACTAAAATAGAGCTACTTCCCATCATAGCAATATCAAAAGCTGTATACTTTTCTTTTTTAATAGTTCGATAATACTTTGTATCTATATAGGTAGCCTTTTCTGTATTATTAAGATATTTGGTATAGTAATTTACTCTATTTTTATATGTGGTTCTTTTTCTTCTTGCGACACTCATAAGTATGCCTCTTATAGTCTTAAAACATTTAATAGGTATTTTATATCTTTCTGGAAGATGTTTTATTAAATCAATATAAACTCTTTCGACTTTGTTAGGTTTTGGTATTTTTTGCTTAAAATCTTTGTGCTTCTTCATATCTCCCTTATCTCCACAATTCCTATACCCTTATTCCTACAATCTAAAATTTCCCAATTTAGCTCGTTACCATTGCCCTCAAAAAGTTTGGTAAGTAAGCCCTCTTTAGTCATATAGATAATCTGGTATTCAACTTCTTTTTTCAAATAATCAGACATTTTTCTTCTTTCTTTTATTTCTTGACTTTATTCTGTTTTCGTGAACTGATAAAGGTTGTAAATTGGTATAATGAAAACATTCTCTTTGTTCTTTAGGTTTGGATAAATCAAAACTTGCACAAGGTTTAATGTGGTCTATTTCCCAAACTTTACCATAGTTTTCCCAAGTCATACCAAATTTAAATTTATTTTCCAGATACTTTCTTAATTCTGGTATAGAACAACCTAATAATTTTATGGTAGAATTAGATTTGACATTACCTTTAATCCCATGCCACAATCTCAATCTTAAATTACATTTTAGTTTATAATTAATATCGTTTTTTCTACGATTTTTTAAATATTTTAATATTTTTTCTCTATTCTTTTGGTAATATTTTTGACTATATTCTTTAAACCACTTACTATGCTCTCTTTTCCGCTTTATCATATATTTTTTTAATTTATTTTTATTTTTTTCTCTCCATAATTTAATCAATTTCTTTATTTTGTCTTTGTTTTCTTCTCTGTATTTTTTCTAATATAGTAGTATTTTATTTTTACTCTTATCAGGCATTTGTTTTACCCACTCTGCATATTTTACTTTGAAATATTCTTTATGTTTCTGATAATATTTTTTCGTATATCTTTGTCTATTAAACATTTTGTGTCCCTTTTCAATCTCTAAAAATTACTTTAACCCCATCCTCGTAATAAGCCTCATCAATATGCTTTCTACAATAACCATAGTCAACTCCAAAGTCACTGAAGCAGGAAAACAAGGTAAGACATCTCGGACACCTGCCCATTGATACACAGAATTTTGTCCATAGAGTTTCGATCAAACCATAGCAAATATCTAAAAACCAGATTACCACAAATATAATATATATTAACAAAAATTTATTCATTTTATTCTTCCTCTTTACTTAAAGCCACCCATTTTGAAAGTGGTCAATCCTACCAAATTTTATTTGTTCTTTAGTGAGTTCTATCAATTTTATATTTTGCCCAACAGCATACTTTCTATGGCATTTAGGACATTCAAAGTAATAGAAAAAATCTCCATCAAAATGGTCGTGATAACCACATTTACAATGTAAATCAATACAAACATTTGTCCCCTTCCATTGTATCCAACCATATGCATCTCCTTCAGGATTATCTTGAGAGTAAACTTCTCTATAAAAATTCTTCTTCATCTTATCCTCCTATCTAAAGTATACCACATAAATCACGATTGTCAAGGGTGTATTTTAAGATTTTTTATTCTGCCCATAAGTCTTTTATTTTAAGTAAGTTAAGACAAATTATTAAATTATACATTTACTATAAATTGTAGTATTTGCTCATTTCAAGAAATCGGAAACTCGCAAAATCGCTCAATTTTAAATCGCAACTCGTAAGTATTAAAACAGTTAGATAAATCTTCAACAAAATATAGCAAGTTTCAGTATATATTATATACTATATTATCTTAATACTAGTAACTATATAAACGATTAAACTATGCCTTCTTTTTAAAATGTTGATCTCTAGCAATTTTTCTTTTGTAAGTTTCTTCAGCTTTTTCTGCAAGTGCTAAAAAGTATTCTGCCCTTTCCTTGTTGCCCTCAAGTTCGTATTGGGCAGCTTTCTTTAAAGCAAGATCAACCAGCATTTTACAGTAAGCCATATCAAACTCCTTGTCTGTCATTTTATTTCTTCTACTTCTCCAGTTCCGTTACATTTATCACATTTAGGAGCATTTCTATTTATACTGTTAATTATTGCGGGAGTTAAAATTATATAAGGATTAGGATATTTGGGAAGATAGCCAAAGCCCCCACATCTAGGACAAGTTTTCATTCTCTTATCCTCCATTTTAGATTAGCATACTGTTGCCAATCAGGGGCTTGTTCTTCCTCTAATTCTTGTGCTAATAATTGTTCTAATTCTTTTAATTCGTTTTCTTTATCAAGCCAATTCATTTTTTAATCCTTATTTCTCTTTTGCAAGTTCTACAATAACCAATGTATTCCTTTTCAGTTATTTCTAACTCTATAATTTCTTTACATTGTGAACAACTAAATACTTGATAATTAGTTTTCATTTTATTCTCCTCGCTTTATTTTCTGCAAAGTAAACAAATATAATTCCTCAATACTTCCTCTGTATACAATTCTGGTCTATGTGTGGATATATTATAAGTAGTCTGACACTTGATACAAGTAAGTTTAATTTTTTCTAATCCTAAGAAATGGTCTAGAGTAATTTCTTTTTTGTAAGTCTTGATTAGTTCCTTGTTCTTTTTTATGGCTCTTATCTTTTTTCTTTTCACTGCTATACCTCTGTTTTCGGAGTAATCCCGCCTGCTTCTAAAAATAGTTTCCTATAAGATAATCTTGTTTTAAAGTAGGCAAATCCTTCTATAATTTCCCATACTTTTGCGTGCCCCCTTTGATTTATTTGTCGTTCCATATGTTCTACGCTATCTTGTTTTACAATGCTAGATAATTCCTTCTTAGGTAAAACCATTAAGCCACCACATAGATCGCAAGTATCGTCCTTAACTAAATCACTTGGAAGACAATTTTTTATATGCCCACATTTCATACATTGTAGTTTAATCATTTTTACCTCGCTTTAATTACAATATAATCTCCATTTTCTTCTTGTGTAATAGTTTTATACTGCCCTTTTAAACTCTTTAATATTTCTTTAATTGCTTTAATGTCGTTCATTTTTTTGCCACTTAAAGTAGATGAAGGGCATCTTCCTGATTCCTCTTGTCTTTTTATACTTGCGGGTAATCTCCATTCTGCTCCAGTTTTTATTTTACAAGTAAACATTTTAACAGCTCCTTATTTTCTTAAAAAGTTAGTAAGTATAGCCTAACACCAGAAGTATACCACATAAAAGTCATTTTGTCAAGAGCATATTTTGAAATAGTTTATATTTTAACCCCTTCTTTGTTTACCTTGCCAATCAATTCTTGTATATCAATCTTTTTCCTATTTGTAATATAAGGAATATATTTATCATAAACAAAGACAATACTATCAAAGTATGTTAAAAGTCCAGCGTCATCTCTTGTCTGTGAAAATTTATGAAAGCATTTATAAGGTATGCCATTATCATATAAAAGCCTCAAAACTTTATTATAAGATATAATGTCAATCGTGCCTCTAAAAGTTATCTTGTGTATATGCTTCATTTTTAGCTTCTCTCTATTTTTATAGATAAAAGTAATGTATATCTTTTGTAATATCGTGTAATATCAATAAGTTTTTAACTTTGCTGTATTCTGCCTGCTCTATCTTTTTATGTAAAGGTATAACATCGGACATATTATAAAAGTCCCCTTTTAACATAGTTTTGGCATTTTCTACCGCATAAGCCATTTCTGTAGCATCGTTAAAAATCTCTGTATAACCTACACAATTGCAAGTATAGTTAGCTTTCATTGTATTGTTGCCCCTTTAATTTAATGTAAGTATACCATAAAGAAGTCTAAAAAAAGTCAAGCCCCTAAATCAAAAAATATAATCAAAAAAATTGATAAAAACCACATAAGACAATCAACAAAAGTAAGTAACTGTAAGCACCCGTAAGCGTAAATCGTAGTCAAGTAAAACCTCGTAACCCTAACAGGTTAACAAAGTTAAGTAAGACTATTAAGTGGTGAGTGCATAAGTGGGGTAAGTGGCAGGCCAGCGACCCCCTCACTCATATATCATATAGCCACCTCGTCGGGGAAAGTGCTTTTTATTTTATTTATCGTCGAATTTTTATTCTGTTTCCTTTTTGCAATCATCGCACACTAAAACTAAATCACAATCAGCTTGAGAAACATCGTTCCATCCTATCCTGCAACCACATATAGAGCAAAATATAGGCTCTAAGTCTTTCATTTAAGATCACCTCCCAGCTTTTAAAACCTGTGCTTTTACTATATTTTATAGTAAGTATACGTTTTATTTTTAAATCGCCTCGTAAGCCCTCGCTGTCACCCATTGTCCATTCAGGTATTGCTCCTCTGTTACTTTGTTATTGTAAGGCTCGCCATCCTCTTTTTTGCATCGGCTCAGCCATACCCTGATCTTAGCCGTCTCAAGTTTTAAGTCCTCCGCTTGGCCTATGCTTAAAATAGGCAGTTTCTCAAGCTCTTTTAAGGTATACATATTTAGCCTCCGAGTAGTTAGGCTGCTTTTATCTTCCAGCCTTTAGGCTTATTCTTTAGGCTTCCTGTATAGACTATCTCCTCATAGTAGCCATCTTTATTTATTCGCCAAATCTTATGTTGTCTTAAATTATATACTTGCATTTTGTCACCTCCTTTATAGTTCGATTATAACAAACTTAAAAACCCTTTTGACTTTATACAGTGTATAGTTTTTATGTGCCTTTTTAAGTAAATTTATTTGAGCCTTGTTTCTTGTTATTATAGCAAGCTCAGAATTATAAGCTTCTCTATATCTCGGCTTTACTGTTTTAGCGTAAGATTGATTATAAGTCATTTTCTCCACCATTCCCGCTTTAATGTTTCCTGGTAGTCCTCTATATCAAAGCCCAGCCATTTACCAGGGGTCTTTGTTTTTATCTTGTGTAAGTGCCTTTTATCATAACATTCCCAGACTTGCAGATTATTTCCTACCAGTAAGCCCTTTTCTAAGATATTTATATCTTGGCAGTTATGCCGTCGAGCAATAATTAAATGATCTTCTCTATCGCTTTTAAAGTGATATAATCTGCCTCTAGCCTTAACTATAATATATTTTCGTTCTGTATTCATTTTGTCTGCGCCTTCTTATAATAGCACCAGCCAACCTTTATATTCCAACCTAAAGGTAAACATCTTAAAACCCTGGCGGGGTGCTTATAGACTAAGCCTATATGCTCCAGTGCTCTGGCCTTATCAATCTCTATCTCATTTGAGCTGTCTATATACTGTTTAAAATATCGAGTCATTTTACACCTTCTAAGTGTTTAATTGCCCAGCCGTCTGCGTCGAATTCTGATGTTTCTTTTTCTCGGTCTATTAGTCGGTCTTTAGCATGTTTTAACTCGTGGTATAAAGCGAATCTAATAGCATTATGTTTGTTATGCAAAACATATTTGTCTACTCTTAATTTTCTGTCGGAATAGTAACAATTTTCATAGCCATTTAAAACTCGTCTTTTGATAGCATTTATTTCTATTTTTATCTTGCAAGTTCCATCAGCATAAGAGCAGCACCAGTTAACACCTGTTTTTGTAGTCTCAGAAATACTAAGCTTAACTCTGTATATATTTTCTGGCTCTATAGTTTCTTGGGCGATGTCCTCAAAAAGTTTCTTTATTAGCTCGGCTCTTCTTTTTTTCTGTCTCTCATATATAGTAGAAAGCATTTTAAACACCTCCTAAAATATAGTTAATAAAACCACCAGCATAAAACCTAGATAAACTAAACAAACTATGCCAAACAGATTAGCCTGGCCTTTGTTTCCTTTTCTCTGCCATTTAAATAAATAATCCCATCCAATATATATTATTCTTATTTGTGCCTTGAGCCATTCTCTAAATTCTTTTATCATTCTCATCGCCTTTTCCTCCTTCCACTTTATAGTATAGCACAAAAAATCGAAATGTCAAGGGGTAAAATAAAATAATTTTAAATCCTTACTATGTAATGAGCAATAGCCAGGGGGATATGGGGGATTGGTAGACTTGCTATATTGTATAGTAATTATACAATGTAATATAGTATTACTATATTCTGATATAATATTATTATACTTGTGATTGATATAACTATAACTGTATAAATGAGTTATGATAAAAAATGATGGGACTTACCCAGACTTACTCGACTCGCTTACTGGAACTTACTTGGACTTACCGAATTGAGCTTAAACCGTTGAGGCGAAAGGGGATATAAACTTACCCGAACTTACCGAAACTTACTGGACGAAATCGAGAGGCGATTATGGTGGTGGTAGGTACTTTTACCATATCTATCATATACTTTTTTGTTTTAAGGTTAATCTTTGTTTTTATGAGGCGGTTACTGGCTCAAATCGCTTCATATAGGCTATTTTACTATATTGTATAGCAACTTTTACCTAACATAAGGGCTCATTAGGCTATTTGTAGGGTAACTCTATATAGCTTGGGTTGTTCTATACTATAAGACAGTTGTTCTATGTTGTGAGATAAGGTATTGGGTTTATAGTTTATTGACTATATTGAACATTGATTATGTTCTATAGTTTAGATATACCTAAATTAGTAGACATATTATATTTTATTTACACTTTTGGTGAAAAAATCAAAGAGTTAGGATTGGTTCCAGTTTTTTAATCACTCTACTTTATGAGTTTGCCTTTCTGCGAGAAAATCAGAAAAGCTGTTATGAAATTATTTTAAAATTTATTGTATAATTTTCCCGTTTTATGTGTATAATATAAGTGAGGGGTATAGTAAACTCACTATGCCCTTTCTATTGATTTTTTATACTTAACTTTAATAGTTATAACTGGTTAGGGAAATAATTTGAGAATACCATTTTTTAGTGCTAGAAAAGAAAAAACACAACTTATTGATGAAATAAAGGAATTACAGAAGAAAGTAGCTGATATAAAGGTATCTCCAACATCTTATTTGCAGGATTATAGTGAAGAAGATGAGACATCTGGTAGAGCTACTAGTGTTAGTTACTCAATGTTGGAGCAGGTTTACAAGAAAGAGTCTTGGTGTAGGGCATCGATTGATGTTATTACAAGGACAGCTACATCAAATGGATGGCGATTAGTTCCTGTAAATAAGGTTGAAGAAGAGAAAAAGGCTGTTCTTCATAAAGATATACAAAGAAATGAAAATATTAAAAGGTTGGTTAAACTTTTAGAACAACCAAACGATTACGATACATTTACAGATATAACATCTGAAATTATTACCGATCTCCATATTTATGGCGATGCTTATATAGAGGTTGTAAAAGACAAGGCTACTAAATTACCAGTAGCCCTTTTTAATGTTTACTGCCCATCTATGAGAATTAGAGTAGATGAACATGGTTCTATTTTGGGGTATGTTCAGAAAATGGATTGGAATAAAGGTGCTGAATTTGACCTTGACCAAATTATTCATTTTAGATTAATTAACCCTGGTTCAGAAGTTTATGGTCTCTCCCCACTTGAGAGTTTAATTATTGCAGTTGAAACAGATTTGTATGCGCAGAGTTACAATAAGGATTTTTTCAAAAACGATGCGACACCTAGATTACATGTTGATTTAGGAAATTGCACTTTACCACAACTAAAAAGAATGAGGGAATATTGGCGAACAGTTTATAAAGGCAAAGGCAATGCTCATAAAACTATTGTAACTGAAGGCAATGCAAAAATTACTCCAATTGGAACTGCACCAAAAGATATGGAGTTTTTAAATCAGAGGAAATTTAATCGTGATGAGATTTTAGCTGTTCTTGGTGTTCCTCCGATTATGGTTGGAGTAGTTGAGAGTTCGAATCGTGCCAACTCAAAAGAACAGGCAAATTCTTTCAAGACAGAGAAGATTATACCCCTCCAAAAAATGATATCAGCCAAACTAAATAAATGTTTGATATCTAAATTTACGGATAAATACGCTTTTAAATTTGCTGAATTGGATTTGCGAGATGCTTTAGATGCAGCAAAGATAGACCAAATTGATTTAGAAGCGGGTGTTCGTAGTATTGATGAGGTTCGTAGGGACAGAGGATTAGCTCCTCAAAACAAGGCAAGCAGAAATAGGTCAACCAAGGCAGCCAAAAACGATGAGACCTAAATCAGGGCTGAGCATGAGGGAAACCTCCTGCTTGCCACTTTATTTTATATGGATTTGATTATGGAAATTAAAAAATATCTCGAAGTCAGACCAAGAAAAGTTTCTGAGAAAGATAAAGTGATAAAACTTTCAGAAGTAACTTCGGTAATGAAAACCTTTATAGTTAAAAATCCATTTCTATTTTTAACTGGTGGGATAGTTAATCGAAAGAAAACGAAGGGCGATTTTGATATTCTGTATCGGGCTGAATATTTACCAGATAGAATGCTTCAGGAAATGCGAGACAAATTACTCAATGGATTGAGTAATGAGTTAAAGGCGCGTTCCCATTTTATGATGGATGTTTATCACGGGCCTTTTACTTCAAATATTCCATTGGGAAAATTGCAGGTAACTGAAGTGGAGGAAAAATCTGAGAAAAAGTCTTACATTCCAGTTGGTTCCTCTGGTGTTGAAATGGGAGAGGCTATTTATTTAGAAGATGTTTTAAAGGGACTTTCTTCTTTTGTATTCGAGGAAAAGTTTTTATGGCTGGTTGGTGAATTACCAGCGAAAGGTGAAACTAATAAATATATTGATTTTGTTTTTTGCTATCCAAAACTTCCATTATCTATCTCGGTTGCTCTCAAGTTTCGTATTTGGCGAGCATTACCAAAAGAATATTGGCACAGGATTAGATATAAATTTGATCCAAATTTTAAGCCAGCAGATACTGATATTTGTTTTGGGAAATTAGAATTTATTTTAAATGAATCCACGAAAGTTGTTGAGATGAGTTTGAAGAATTTAACAAGCAAGCAGCGAGCGGCAAGTCCAGAAATTAAAGCGGAAGCAAAGGCTTCGGCAGAAGAAGACAAGGTTGAACTATTTAGATTTTATCTACCACTCAAACCAATTAGAGGATATTTTCCGAGAGAAAGACAGACCATTGACTTATTTGTATCCATTGTAACAGATGAAAGTGATGGTCCTTGGTATAGCACTAAGAAGTATGATGGCGCTAATGTCGAGATACATTATGATAAAGGCAAAGTAAAAATTATTAGTGAAGATGGTGAAGACAATACTGATAGGTTTCCAAAGTTGATTGAAGAGTTGAAGAAACTTGGTGCCGATAACTTTTCAATGATAGCAGAAGTAGAACTATGGAAAACTGTGGATGGAGAATTAAAACATCAGCCAAGAGAAGCAGTGATAGGCAGAATTCATAGAAAAGGCGAACCCGATGAAACTGGATTAGTTGCGAATGTTTATGATATAACTTACTTAAATGGTAAGGATATTCATAACGAACCTTTTGAAAAACGGTTACAAGCCTTAAAGACTTTAAAGTTTCCACAGGCAACTTGGAAAAAACCAAATCTAAAATATAAATTAAATATGGCACCAGCGATTTTAAGTAAAACAACAGAAGATATTAGAAAGCACACACAATTTCTTAGAAAATTAATTGGTTCTGAAGGAAATGTAATTAAACTCTCATCTGCCAAATATAGATTGGATGGGAAAAGAAGTAATCAATGGAAATTTCATAATGCTGGAACTGCGAATGTAATTGTTATAGAAGCTATTGAAACAAAAGTGAAAAATATATGGAACTATCTTTTTGGACTTAAATTTGAAAATGAAAAAATTCTTGATGAAAATATAAAAGAAGTAAAAGGAAAAAGATATTTAAAAGTTGGAAAAACTTTCTCAACTAAAGAAAAACTTGAACCAGGAGATAAATTCCTTCTTGAATATGAAACGCTGAATTTAGAAAGAGATGAGAAGACAGATTCTTGTAAGGTTACTTGCTGGGCTCCTAGATTTATAAGGAGAATTGAATGACACGAAAAGAATTTTGGATTTGGTTAGCTGGATTTCTCGATGGCGAAGGAACAATAACAATATATAAAAATCGAAAGAAAGGTCAGAAAAAGTTTACGAGCAGAGGCTATCTTATCGTCCCTGACATTTCTATATATGGAACTAATTTCAAAATACTTAGAGAAATTACAGGGTTCCTTCAGCAAGAAGGAATAAAAGCGGGAATATATTCAAGAAAAACTTTAAGGAAAAATTGGAAGCAGGATTGGAATGTCCAAATTAGAGCTTTTGCACCCCTGCAAAAATTTCTTTTAAAAATAAAGCCCTTTTTGAGATTAAAAGTAAAACAAGCTGAAATTTTAGAGAAGTATTTAAGATTAAGAACTTCGAGAATTGCGAAGTATCATAAATATGTTCTTTATTCCGATGATGAAGTTGCCTTAATTGGGAAAATCCAGAAATTAAATAAGAAGGGTAGAAATGATAAAAGTTGATACTATCAAATCAGCTATAAGAAAAGCAAAAGCAGGATTAGTTTTCCAAGAGAAAATAATTCCAGTTGAAGGTGAAACAATTTACAAAGTTTATTTACAGAAAATTACAGATATTAAAACCTATGACCCTACTAAGTTGAGAAGTTCTGTTTTGAGAGATGATTGGCGTATTGCAACTGCTTGGGCAACTTGGAAAATGAAACACGGTCAATGGAAAGATTAAAATGAAATTAAGTGAAGTTTCAAATTTGCTGCATAAGATGGATTATAAAAATGAACTTGTAAGAGATGCGGAATTTTCAATTATTGGGTCTGAAAAAAAGACTAGCTTTAATTCTTTGAGATATTTAATAGGATTTAAATATATCGATTCACAAATACTTAAGTCCGCTGCCTTAATAGTAAATGAGGATATATATAAGGATAAATTATTTCCAGAATATAGTGGAGGAATAATACTTTGTGAAGATGCAAAAGAATGTTTTTTTGCACTTCATAATTATCTTTATGAAAATACTGAATACTTTGGAAAAAGATTTCTCAGTAAGATTGATAAATCTGTTAAAATTGGTAAAAATACAGTGATTTCAAATTATAATGTTATAATTGCTAAAGATATTGTCATAGGAGATAATGTGGTGATAGGATCGAATGTTGAAATAGGGGAATGTACAAGTATATGGCCAGGAACAATATTAGGAGCCGAGACAGTTGAATTAGCTAATATAAAAGGAAGAAAAATAATAGTGCCTCATGCAGGAAAACTTAAAATTGGTAAAAATGTTATTATAATGAATAATTGTGTAATATCAAAAGGTGTAACTCCTTGGTATAACACAATAATATCTGATAGAGTTGTTATCGGTAGTGGTGTAGTAGTAGGACATGGCAATTCAATCGGAAGCGAGACAATGATTATTGATAATTGTACGATTGCTGGACATTGTGATTTAGGTAAAAATGTTTGGATTGGCCCACATTCTGTAATTAAAAATCGTATTAAAATTGGTAATAATGCACACATAGCCTTAGGTTCGGTAGTTATTAGAAATATTCCTAAAAATATGAAAGTAAGTGGTTTTTTTGCCATTGAAAGATCTAAAAGTTTAAAACATTGCCAAAATCTTACACTAGGGAAAATATAAAAATATATAGTAAAAATAATATAAAGGCGTAATGTTTTTAAAATATAATATTAGGTATTAATCAAAAAGGACATAAATTTAAATGTTTTGCAATTTTACTCTCAAACATTATGAAGAAATTTGTAATTTAATAGCTAAAAGCCAATATAAAATATGTTTTTTTAATGATTGTTTAGATTATGAGAAATTAATTATTCTAAGACACGATATTGATGCTGGTATAGATCAGAGTTTTAAAATAGCTAAAATTGAGAATGAATATAATTTGAAATCTACCTTTTTTCTTTGGTTGAGGTCACCATTTTATAATATTTTTGAAAAAAAATATACAGATATCATTTATAATATTGTCAAATTAGGTCATCAAATCGATTTACATTTTGATGAAAGTGTATATAAAATAGAGAATGAAAAAGATTTAAATAAATTCGTAAAAAGAGAAATAAAAATCACAGAATATTATTTTTATACAAATATTTATGCTGTCTCAATGCATAGACCATCGGAATGGTTGTTAAACAATGATATAAAATTGGATAAATATATTAATACATATGGGAAGAAATTTTTTAAAGAATTTAAATATTTTTCCGATTCAAGAAGACAATGGAGAGAGGGTTGCATTTGTAAAAAAATAGATGTCAATAGATATGATAAATTACATATATTAATACATCCATTTTGGTGGGTAGATAAGGATATAAGTTTTAACAAAAGAATGGCTGATTTTATTAGAGATAAAGTAAATAAATTAGAAACTGATTTAGAGAATAATATCTCAGTCTATAAAAAGAACGGGAATTGAAATGTACAATAAAATAGAAAGAAATAGAAATAAATTTATATTTAACATAAAGAGCTTAAATAGTATAAAAAATTATAAGATATCTAAAGACATTCAGATTAGCAATGTTTCTACTATAAAAAATCCTAAAAATAATAGTTTAATTTTTACCAAAAAATGGTCTAAGGAAATTGAAGATAAATTAATAAATATAAATAATAGTTTAATTTTAATTAAAAAAAATGATACTAAAATAAATAATAATATTATAAAAAATAATGAGTGTATTTTTGTAAACAATCCTCGGTTAGAATATGCCATAATTCTTAATTATATTTTAAGCAAGCAACCCAAAAAAGATAGACATTATAAAAAATTAATAAATAGAGTGATAGTTGGTGAGAATGTAAATATTGGAGAGGGAA